GAACCTTTAACTTCAACACGCACTGGGTAGCGGTCAAGCCATCTAAGGATATGGGAGATATCGATTGTACCGCGAAATTCATCGAAGATAACGCATTCTTGATCAGTGTAGCCATCCCAAAATTTGGTGCGCGGATCTTTATAGTATGGGTTATCACCTCCTTGTTCCCAAGCCCTATGCGACTTGCCAGTTCCAGTTGGGCCCCAATAAACAATTGCTGATCGATCCATCGCAATTGGTTGAAGATAGTCTGAACGGATTCTGCAGAGTGCAGGGTAACAACGAACAAAAATATCTGCTGGGATGTCATCAAGATTTCCTGTTTTTGCGAGTTCTCTGATTTCTTCCCAATCGGCTGAGGAGTTTCTTTTGAATGGTTTTTCTCCAAATTCAAATGGTTCTCCGATTCTTGTGTCTTCTTTCCAGACGTAGTTTTCAGCTGCTGCTGATCTGGTAAGTTCATAGTGGGCTTGTTCAATACCGAATATTTCCCTGACTTGACGTAGCGACGCTTTTTTCTTGGTGATGAAGAACAATTGCCAATGTTCGTAATCGGTTGATTCGCCTCGTTCAAGCTGTCCTTTAAGGTAGTTAAGTCCATCGTGGAGAGTTGGTTCGTATCCCTCTTTAGGGATGGTAGCGATCCAATAAGTGCCTTGTCTTCTTGACATGGCATAAGAGAATTGATTTTTAAGATTACTTTTTTTTTGATTTTTTTTTTATTTATACCTGAGTCGGAAATTTTTACCCAATCAAATTTCAGAAGAAGGCGGGAGAATTATTTATTTTTCCGTAAATATTTATAATTAGGGTACCCTAACCCCTAACCCTAACCCCTAACTTAGTGGTTTGGGCATATCGGATTAGGCCTTGGGCATATCGGATTAGGCCTTGGGCAGATCAGGCATCTCGGGATGACGGGGCGAGAATAGGTTTCTATAATTTTTTTTATAAGTATTATGATCTCCCCGCCCGTAGGGCGGTGCTATGTAAGACCAGGGTTCGTGAGAACCCAAGTATTACTTACATAGCGAGTTCTCATTCTCTATGAGTCTCAACCGCCGTAGGCTGGAATTGAGTAAATTGTGTGTTTCTCAGTGTTAAGATGACTACTGTTCAGAAACGCAAGAGAACTCCAATGAACTCGAAGTACGTTAGTAAGCGAGTGAAGCGTACCTATAACAAGAAGTTTGCGAAGAAAGCTGCTAGTGCTTATCGTGGTGTTGCTCGTAAATCGAATACTGTTAACAGTTTGGTTGGAAAGAAACATGTGAAGTCTGGCAAGAAATATGTTAGACCAAACCCAAAGTTGGACCGTCGAATCAGACTGGTTTCTCAAAAACAAGCTCTTAAAGATTTGCCGGTGTATGACTGTAAGGATGTATTGCTAGGATCTTTAACGAATGCTGGTGATGGCCAGCAAGTTTGCAATCAAGGTTATACTGGAGGTATTGCAACTGTTAGTGGTGTTTCTATTGGAACATTGGCGATGCTAACTAAAGCGGAAGTTGAAGCACTTGTATTAAAAGGATTCGGAGTTTCAAATTCAACTGGTGCTCCTACTAAATTCAATCTTATGTATGGTAAAAAGGCTTATACTGTCACTAATAATACTTTTGCGTATTTACAATGTAGTGCCATAGAGTATGTGTGTTCTACCGATACGGATTTACTTCCAAAGGATGAATGGACCGGTGCTATTGGTACTTTACCTACGATCACTGGTGGACCTGCTCAGGCAGATACGCAGATTGGTCAAAAACCATACGATATTGACACTTGGAAAACAAAGTTTAAGTACAAGGAAACTAAATTTGAATTAGCTCCTGGTGCTAGTTATACGCATACAGTTTATTGCGCCAATCTTGATATTGACATGGAGGAATGGTTATCTGCTAAACCTTACAAAAAAGGTATTACTCGAGGTGTTATTTTTATTCATAATAACAAACAGGTAGGTTGTGGTGCTACTGGTACAGAAGCAGCTCTTGCTGGTGTTGCTTCTAGTTCCGCTCAGATTACTATTCGAATTGATTGTCACTTTAAATTGACTTGTCCAGCGAATGCTGCTGAAAGTGAAACTTTTGACAAATGGTATCGTGGTGTGAATGCACCTGGTTTTGTTGCTCCGGCGCTTAGTGTGTTTGATCGCACTGCGTTGGGTCTTAATGCTAATATTTAATAAATTTATTAAGTTTGGCGTTCAGTAATATGAATTATTTGAATTCTTCTTTCAAGTGCTTCGTATGTTTCAGAGTCCAAGTCGGGATACCATCTACTAGGGTGGATATTAGACGTGAAGAAGAATCGTTTTGCTTGAAGGACTTTTGTGGAACCTTTAACTTCAACACGCACTGGGTAGCGGTCAAGCCATCTAAGGATATGGG